GTGGCCGGGGTTTATACATGGAAGACATCACGCTGTTATGGCTAAGAAGTTTGAAGAGATCGCCTCTGGGAAGATTAAAAGGCTGATTATCAATATGCCACCCCGGCACACTAAATCTGAGTTTGCCTCTTACTTATTGCCTGCTTGGTTTCTAGGTAAGTATCCGGGGAAAAAGATCATCCAGTGTTCTAATACAGCCGAACTTGCGGTTGGCTTTGGCCGGAAAGTCCGTAACCTTGTGGATGGGGAAACTTTTGCCAAGGTCTTTCCTAACGTATCTCTGAGACAAGACTCAAAAGCGGCCGGAAGATGGTCTACAAATCAAAACGGCGAATACTTCGCTATCGGTGTCGGGGGTACCGTGACTGGTAAGGGTGCCGACCTCCTCATTATTGACGATCCCCACTCAGAACAAGAGGCAGCGCTGGCCGCAACTAACCCAGAAATCTACGATAAGGTCTACGAATGGTACTCATCCGGCCCACGGCAGCGTCTACAGCCGGGGGGATCGATCATTGTTGTTATGACTCGGTGGGGAAAACGAGACTTAACAGGCCAAGTCTTAAGGGCTGAAGGCCAAAGGGGCGGAGAATCGTGGGAAGTTATCGAATTTCCAGCAATTTTGCCCTCTGGAAACCCTCTATGGCCTGAATTCTGGCCGATTAATGAACTAGAAGCGCTAAAAACCGAACTTCCAAACTCAAAATGGCAGTCTCAGTACCAACAAAACCCAACATCTGAGTCTTCAGCCATCATAAAAAGGGAATGGTGGAAGACTTGGGAGGACGAAGACCCACCTCACTGTGACTTTACCCTCATGGCGTGGGATACAGCCTTTGAGGCAACCAATCGTGCTGACTATTCGGCCATGACTCTATGGGGAATCTTTGAGCATCCAGACGATACCGGGACATATCAGACCAATATTATTTTATTGAACGCTTTTAGAGACCGGATGGAGTTTCCAAGACTTAAAAAAGAGGCGATCGATCAATATAAAGAGTGGAGTCCAGATAGTGTGATCATCGAGAAGAAAGCCTCGGGCGCTCCTTTGATATATGAACTCAGGGCGATGGGGATGCCGGTGCAGGAATTTACCCCGGTCAGAGGTAACGACAAAATTACCAGACTGAATGCTGTGTCAGATCTGTTCGCTAGTGGTAGAGTGTGGGCACCGAACACCCATTGGGCCGAAGAAGTGATTGACGAGGTTGCATCTTTCCCTGCTGGCGAGCATGATGACTATGTTGACACCGTATCTCTTGCGTTGATGAGATTCCGCAAGGGCGGATTCATTCGTACAAATTTAGATGAACCTGATGAGCCGGAATACTTTAGACGTAAGTTTGAAGGCTATTACTAAGGACAAATTATGGCAATTGACAAAGCACTAGGACAAGCCCCGATGGGTTTAGATCTTGAAGAGATGATGGATGAACCCGCTCTTGAGATAGAGATTGAAGATCCCGAGGCTGTGCGTATCGGGATTGATGGTCAGCCCATACTGGAGATTGAGGAAGTAGAAGTTGAGGACGACTTTAACGCCAACCTCGCTGAAGAGATGGACGAGGATGAGTTAACTCAGTTATGCGGTGACTTAATTGGCGAGTTTGAGGAAGATCTATCCAGCCGCAAAGACTGGATGCAGACATATGTAGACGGCCTAGAGTTGCTCGGATTAAAGATTGAAGACCGGACAGAACCTTGGCCGGGGGCGTGTGGTGTTTACCACCCCATGCTTTCAGAAGCATTAGTTAAGTTTCAGGCTGAGACCATCATGGAGACCTTCCCATCGACGGGGCCGGTCAGAACCCAGATCATTGGCAAAGAGACACCCGCAAAGAAAGAATCTGCCATTCGTGTCAAAGATGACATGAACTATCAGTTAACCGAAGTCATGGTGGAGTACCGCCCAGAGCATGAGCGGATGCTGTGGGGCTTGGGACTAGCAGGTAATGCGTTTAAGAAAGTGTATTTTGATCCCAGCCTAGACCGTCAGGTATCACTGTTCGTTCCGGCCGAAGATGTCGTCGTTCCCTATGGCGCATCTAACATCCAAACCTGTGAGCGCATCACGCACGTCATGCGTAAGACAGAAAACGAAATGCGTAAGTTGCAGGTGGCTGGCTTTTATCGTGACATAGAACTTGGTGATCCGATTGATTCATTCGACGAGGTGGAAAAGAAGATCGCTGAGAAGATGGGCTTTCGTGCCTCATCCGACGATCGATACAAAATACTCGAGATGCACGTTGACCTCGATCTACCCGGCTACGAGGACACAGACGAGGATGGGGAGCCAACGGGTATTGCTCTGCCTTACGTTGTCACTATCGAAAAAGGTACCCAAAACGTTTTAGCCATCCGGCGTAACTGGCATCCAGATGATGAACTTAAACAAAAGAGAAATCATTTCGTACATTATTCGTATATCCCGGGCTTTGGTTTTTATGCTTTTGGTCTTATCCACCTTATCGGTGCTTTTGCTAAGTCTGGCACTTCTCTTATTCGTCAACTTGTTGATGCGGGAACCCTGTCAAATCTGCCCGGTGGATTCAAAACCAAAGGTCTTAGAGTTAAGGGCGACGACACGCCAATCGCCCCAGCAGAGTTCCGTGACGTAGACGTAGCCTCTGGCACGATTAAAGACAACATCATGACGCTCCCGTATAAGGAGCCAAGTCAGGTGTTGTACACGTTGCTCGGTACGATCGTTGAAGAGGGGCGCCGGTTTGCTAGTGCGGCCGATCTGAAGGTATCCGACATGAGCGCACAGTCGCCAGTAGGAACTACGCTGGCAATTCTGGAGAGAACGCTCAAGGTGATGTCAGCCGTTCAGGCTCGGATTCACTACTCGATGAAGCAGGAGTTCAAACTTCTAAGAGACATCATCCGCGACTACACCCCAGAAGATTATTCATACGAGCCAGAAGAGGGTTCGCGTCGGGCAAAACAATCTGACTATGATGATGTAGAGGTAATCCCAGTCAGTGACCCAAATGCGGCCACAATGTCTCAGAAGGTAGTTCAGTATCAAGCGGTCATGCAGTTAGCCCAACAGGCGCCGCAGTTATATGACTTACCTTACCTACACCGGCAGATGCTTGAAGTATTAGGAATCAAGAACGCTGCCAAATTAGTTCCGATGCAGGACGATCAGAAACCACGCGATCCTGTTTCAGAAAATATGGATGTCCTCAAAGGCAAGCCACTCAAGGCTTTTGCTTATCAGGATCACGAAGCCCATATTAAGACCCACCAATCCTTTATGCAGGATCCAATGACTGCACAGATGATTGGTCAAAACCCAATGGCAAATCAAATGATGGCTGCACTACAGTCACATATTGCCGAGCACTTTGGGTATATGTACCGCAATCAAATTGAGCAACAGGTTGGAGCGCCAATACCGACGTTTGATGACGACAGAGAGATCCCACAAGATATCGAGTTTGCATTATCCCGTCTGGTGGCTCAGGCATCCCAGCAACTGCTTCAGCAAAACCAAGCCGCCGCTGCACAACAGCAGGCACAGGCTCAGGCACAGGATCCAATCATCCAGATGCAGATGCAGGAACTTCAACTTAAAGGTCAAGATCTTCAGCGAAAAGCGCTCAAAGATAAGACCGATGCTCAACTTAAGGCGCAGCAACAAGAGATTGAACGTCAAAGAATTCAGTCTCAAGAAAAGATTGCCGAGGCTACAGCGATGGTCAAAGCAACTGCGGAAGACGAAAAACTCAAAATCAAAAAGGGTGAGATTCTTACCCGGGCTGCTGCTGATGACGAGAGAATCAAACTGGAGAGGGACAAAGAACTTCTCCGGCTTCGTAGTAAATCCTAACCATAAGGAGAGTAAATGAGTAATGACTTACTCAAGTATCTTTCGGACAAGATACGAGAGGAAATGAAGGTAATCGAGCAGGACGCAGTCTTAGGTAAAGCAAAGGATTTTGGAGCGTACCAATATGCTTGTGGAATTTACCGTGGACTTTTGATCGCAAACAATATCCTTATTGAAACGAAAGAAAGGATGGAAAAAGACGATGACTGAACTCGCCATCGCAACGGAAGAAGGTGAAGTAAGTACTCTGCCAGACACAGACGAACGCAAAGCCAAGCAGTTACCAGATCCCTCGGGATACCGCATTTTGTGTGGAATTCCTAGCATTGAAGAGCAATACGAAAGCGGGATTATTAAGTCTGACCTGACCCTCCAACACGAAGAACTCCTCACAACCGTTCTGTTTGTCGTGAAGATGGGGCCAGATTGTTACAAAGACAAAGCACGCTTCCCATCAGGAGCGTGGTGTAAGGAAGGGGATTTTATTCTCGTGCGACCACACGCAGGTACACGGCTAAAGATCCACGGTAGAGAGTTTCGAATTATCAACGACGATTCCGTTGAGGGAGTAGTCGAAGATCCACGCGGCATTTCACGTAAATAAGGAGCCCCCAAAATGGCTGAAGAAAAATACGAATATGAAGTAGATGTAGATGAAGGTTTTACTCCTAATAAGGGTAAACCCGTAGAAAATGAAGTAGAGGCTAAGGGTAAACCCGATATTGATATAGAAATTGAGGACGATACTCCAGAGTCAGATCGCAACAGGAAGCCTCTGCCTAAAAATATTGTTGAAGAATTAGAGGCAGACGAGTTAGATGAATATTCTGACAAAGCCAAGGAGCGACTGCGACAGATGAAAAAGGTCTGGCACGATGAGCGCCGGGCCAAGGATGAGGCTGCAAGGGAGCGGGAAGAGGCTTTGGCCTTTGCCAAAAACGCTCTTGAAGAGAATAGGCGCCTGAAATCTAGGCTGACTGAGGGGGAGAAATCCTTTATAGACACGGCCAAAGGCGCAGCCGAATTAGAAATGGAAATGGCTAAAAGAGCCTATAAAGAGGCTTATGACGCCGGGGATTCTGATAAGTTAGTAGAGGCTCAGGAGCAGTTGTCCAATGTTAACTACAAACTCCAGCAGATTAAAAACTACAGGCCCCCTTTACAAACTCAGGAAATTCCTGTAAATAGTCCCCAAGAGCAGGTCTCTAGACCGGATCCAAAAGCCAGTTCGTGGCAAGAGCGGAATCCTTGGTTTGGCAAAGACAGGCTTATGACAAGTTTGGCACTAGGACTACACGAGGATCTAGTTGCACAAAACGGTCAGGCGTATGCGACGACTGACGAGTATTACCAACGTATTGACAAAACAATACGTGAGAAATTTCCCGAAAATTTCGGGGACGAAGTAAAAACGACTAACG